GCTTGCACAAGCATTCCAGTGGGCGACCGAAGAAGGCGGATTGTTTTATCAAGGAGCAGAGAAGGGCGGTGAGACTTGGCAGGGCAAGATGGCGCAGATTCAGGATTCTATTGAGGAGTTCAAAATCAGCATATTTGAGGCGACAGGCGGAGCGACAGCGTACTTGCAAGTAGCGGCACAGATAACAGCCGAGCTAACACCTTTGTATCAAGGCTTACTTACGGTTAAGAGCATACTCAGTGGCGGTTGGTCTGTTGCGACAAAGGCATTCGATGCAATAAAGATAGGAGCAAGGTTTGCGAGTTTTGAGACTTACAAGCTAAGCGGTGCTATAACAGCAGCTGGAGGGTTATGGAAGTTCTTTCAAAAGATGGGCGAGACGGCATGTAAGGGTATTAGCCGAGCAATAATGTCAATACCAATAATCGGATGGATAGCAGCGGGCATAACTTTGGTAATTTCTGGCGTGATGCTTCTGTGGGAAAAGTGCGAAGGCTTCCGAGTCTTAGTTATGGGAATATGGGAGGTGATTAAGGCTGGATTTGTCGCACTTTGGGAGTTTATACAGCCAGCTATCGAATGGACGAAAAACTTCATAATGGGAATTGTGGATTGGGTTATGTCTATCCCAGAAAAAATAAAATCTGCGATAGGGATAATAAAAAAAGCCGTGTTAAATGTTTATAACTGGTTAAAGACAACAATATTCGCTCCGATAATCAACTTTTTCTCCGACCTGTACAACAAGACTGTCAAGCCTGTTATTGATAAGATATTGAATCTGTTAGCCGATTTGTTTAATCCTCTGATAGAGTTTTGGAATAAGGTCAGTGGGAAGATTGTGAAAACATTCAAGAAAGGTGCTGCCAAAGGACATGAATCATGGAAAAAAGACCAAGAGAAAAAGAATAAAAAAGAAGAACAAAAACAAGGTATAAGCGAGGTAGATGGAGGAATGTCATCTAATACTGCAAATCTCGGCAGTAGTGCAAATAAGGGCGAGGAGGCATCGGCAACAGGTGGCACAAGAAACACGAATATCAACATCAAGATAGGCAACATGATTGAGCGTTGCATATTCCAAGGCGGAACGAGCGAGAATAAAGACACAATAGCGGACAACTTCGCTCAGGCTCTTAATAGAGCATTGGGCTTGGCAAGCACAGCAGTATAAGTATGAGTACGATTGCGGTAAATATCAACAACACACCAGCCAAAGCGGTTGACAAACTCGTGCCAAAGGTGCGACTGTCAAACGCCATAGGCTTTTCTTTGCCACTGTATGTGAGGCAGACAATCAACCCAGACAAGACTGTCAATGGCGATGAAGTAGAAGCTATCGTTGACGATGCTGCACGTTCATTCTGCCCAGTCGGATTGAGGCTGTTGAGCGAGAGCGAAGCCGACACGTTCTGGCTTCCTCTTGACCCACGAATCTCTGTTTCTGGAAAGAATGTCGTTGTCAAGCGAGACGTGATGAAACACACTGGTTCTAACACAATCAGAGGTAGTGTCAAGGAATTGTGGAGCGTTGGCGACTACGAAATCAACATAGAAGGCATACTCATTGGCAGCAATGGAGAATACCCGACAGAGGCAGTTCAGAGGCTTGTTAATATCTGCGAGAGCCGTGAGCCTGTCATAATCAGCAACGACAACCTAAATAATCCGCTCGATATTCAGAGAATCGTGATTGAGAGCTACGATTTTCCATTCACGAAAGGACTTAACAACCAAGTGTTCAGCATTAAAGCCACAAGCGATGTTCAGTATTCACTTCTAATCAAAGAATGATATGGTGTACCAGATGGCATATAAAATCAAGATAGGCGAGTATTCGTTGAGCTTGCTTGACCAACTGACAATCAGGAAGTCAATAACAAGCCTCGAGGATTCTGCGACTATCGTTGTGCCAGCATACTACCATAATAGAACATTCAATATCGAGGAGAACGTGAAGGTGGGCGATGCCGTAAGCATAAAGATTGGCTACGGCACAAAAGAAGAACACCTCAAGGAGGAATTTGTCGGCTACGTTGATAAGCTGACGACCGAAGGAGGAAATATCACAATAGAGTGTCTTGATGCGATGTATTTGCTCAAGCACAAGGAAATGGAGAATGGCGAGCATAAGAATATCACAGTCAAGAGCCTTCTCCAGAAAGTTGCCGATGCGTGTGGTCTTAGCGGTGTTTCATCAGAATACGAGTTTACATACTCGAAGTTCACAATACACAACGCTACGGCTTATGTGGTTCTGAAAAAGCTACAAGAAGAAGCCAAAGCCGATGTGTATATCAAGGACAATGTGCTGCACTTCAACGCACCATACAGCAAGGTTCTCAACGAAGGAGAGCCAGTGTTGTATGACTTCGCAAGGAATATTGAAAGTAGCGATTTGAAGTACAAGAACGAGAGCGACTCACGCCTCCAGATAGAACTCACATACACCGACAGCAACGGCAAGAAAGTGAAAAAAACGTTCGGCAAGGAAGGCGGTGAGAAAAAGACATTCAGGGCAGGAACTGTCAATACTGCGGAAATGGAAGAGAAAGCCAAGCAGATATACGACAGATACTGCTTTACTGGCTACGAAGGCGGTTTCACAGGCTGGCTTCTGCCGTATGTAGAGCCGACAATGTCCGTTAAACTTAACGACAGCGAATACCCAGACAAGAATGGCGTGTACTATGTAGCAGGAACAGAAGTGGAGTTTAGCAGCTCAGGCGGAAGAAGAAAGATAACATTAGGAAGGAGGTTGAGCTGATGTCAGTGTATAGCGAGATACGAGAGAAGCTTGAAGGTTTCAAGGCGAGCGGAGGCGGAGCAAGCATGGGCGGTCTTATGATTGCGGAAGTCAAGAGCGTTGAGGGTGACACTTGCACAATAGCGGTCGATGACGACCTCGATTTGTCTGATGTAAGGCTTAGAGTTGTCAGCGATGATAACACCTCAAGCAAAATGCTTTTAACGCCTAAAATCGGCAGTTTTGTGCTTGTGGCAGACTTGAGCGGAGGCGACTTGAGTGACATGGCGGTTGTCATGTTCTCGGAGGTTGAGAAAATAATAATCAACGGAGGAAACAATGGCGGTCTGGTTAAGATAAATGACTTGGTGAACCACTTGAATACGATTGAAAACGACATCAATAGCCTTAAAACGGCATTTGCTGGCTGGACTCCAGTGGCGCAAGACGGAGGTGCTGCACTAAAAGGATTGATTGGCGATTGGTCTGGGCAGCAACTCACACCGACAAAGAAGTCAGACATGGAAGATGACAAGGTAAAACATTAAGACGATGAAAGATATACTGCTCAATAACGAATACGAAGTGCAAGTTCAGAATGGAGACTTCCTGACAGGCGTAAGCGACAATCAGCATATCGCTTTGATACTTGCGACACACGCAGGAGAATGGAAGCAATATCCGCTGACAGGCGTTGGAATAGACGATGTGGCGAATGATGAGAGGTTTCAGTATTGGGAAAATAAGATAGCAGCACAGCTCAAGGCAGACGGATTGGTAGTCAATCGGGTAAAACTATCAGCCGACAGTCTTGATGTGCAAGCAAGATATAAATAGACAAGCGGAAAGTCGCTCCCTCGCACTCGGCAGGTAAGAGTGCCTTAATAGCGGTGGTGGAGCAATGGTTAGCTCGTGAGTATCATAGGCTCAAGACGTGGTTCGAGTCCAACTACCGCAACACTAACAAAAAGGCGCAATATGAGCAAAGTAAAGAATCAACAGACGGCATTAGACATCGCTCTTGAAGTGTGCGGCAGTATAGAAGATGCCTACGCACTCTGTGAGGCAAACGGCTGGGGAATGACAGACACATTGTCGGTCGGGGAGGAAATTACAGAGATAGAGCCGACTTCGACAGATGGGCGTGATGTTGTTCTTATGTATTCAGGCAGTCAGATTGCGCCAGCAACGGCAATAGGCGCAGACACTCCGACTATTGGCGGTATTGGCTATATGGGTATATCAATCGACTTTAAAGTATCGTAAACAATGGCAAGAACAATCGATGTAATCTATCAAGACTTAGTAGCAAGGGCGAATCAATTAGTGCCAGAGCTAACACAGGTTAAGAGCAAGACCTCAATCAGCGGTTTGTTGCTCTATATCTGTGCTGTACTGGCAAACACAGTAGAGAAGCTGTTTGACACACACACAACAGAGGTTGAAGGCATGATAAAAGGACTTGTGCCGCACAGACCTGCTTGGTACGCTCGCAAGGCTCTGGCGTTTCAAGAGGACGATGTCCTGCCAGACGGAGAGGATGAATATGCGGAAATAGACGAGAGCAAGCAGATTGTTAAGCGAGCTGTGGCAATAGAGCAGGAGACTGGCGAATTGCAAATCAAGGTAGCAGGCGAGGGCAGCGGAGGACTTAACCAATTAACCGCAGAACAGGTCGAGAATGTGCAAGCCTACATTGGAGAAATCAAGGATGCTGGCGTTGTTGTGAATGTAACAAGCACGGCAGCCGAAGCCTTCTCTTGTGTCGTGAAATTGTACTACAATGGTTCTATGACACAGGACACCCTCATATCGGAGTGCAAGGCTACAATCAAGAATTATGTGACAAACCTGCCGTTCAACGGAGAGTATAGCAACATGGCATTGATTGATGCTTTGCAAACACTCCCAGCCGTAGAGGTAGTGACAGAAGTGACAGCAAAGGCTGACGATACAAGCATCAACGTGTACGTGCCGACAGCTGGCTACTTTGCCGTTGATGACGAGGATATAACAATACAAGCGACAGCACGATGAGAATACCGAATTTGAGTAAACTAAGCACAATGCTGATACCGCCAATACTGCGGTCAGACCTGCTTGTGAGATACGCAAGCCTTCTGAGCGTGCCTTTTGGCTCTGCTGTCACTGGACTCGATAAACAGAGCATAGAGGTGCGCAATAGGCTGCGCAGGAATGGGCAAGTGTGCAAGCTCAGAGCCTTGCTCAATGATATGTTTGATAAGCAAGAGCGGAGAATAACAATAACAGACGGAGTGAGCAATGCTGGCGTTATTGTATTTTCCAGAAGCGCAAACATCGAGCAAAGGTCTGTTTATTCGAGAGAAAAGAATGAGACCGACAGCACGGAATCAAGGTTTGTGATTAAGAAGGTATTTGCAAGAGGCACTTCTGCCAAAGGCGTTGACTTCTATGTCAATATACCAGCAGACATCGATACGGAACAAACGAGAATAAATATAGAGTCGGTCGTCAATAACTATAGGTTGGCGACCAAAACATTCAAAATACAAACGCTATGAATAGGATTAATAAGTTATTAGGCAATTTCAGCAATCTGCCGCAGGGTTTTCCTGTCGATACCGACTTGTTCACAGCATTGCAAAACCAGATAAAGCTCGCAATGCTGCCAGCAATTCAACTGTTCGATAACAAAGACGAGGATGAAACAGACCATGTGGGCTTCATATTGCAAGGCGATGTAAGGGCTGGCGATGCTGGCTATGTGTTAGTCCGCAACGAGAATGGCGAGCCCGAAGTGCTGTGGGTAGAGCAAGGTTCATCGTCCGCAACAACATTGTACCTCGTTTCTGCGCAGGTTGATGTCACACAGCAGTCGTCTGTTTACACCAACGCTTGGCGCAACAGATACCTCACTCGTGATGTGCCAGCAGATTATGTCAAGACTTACACCATAAGCAAGTTAGTTTCTGTTGGGTATAGCTACGCATCATACATAGAACAGTTTATTGCGTTGCGCACACAAGTCAATCAGATTGTGGCAGACCCAATCGGAACGATAAAGATGTGGGGCGGAACAGAAACTCCAGACTTTGGAGGAACGTGGCTGCTATGCAACGGAGGCGCATACTCAAAGACCGAGTATAGCGACCTTTTTGATGTGATAGGAACAACATACGGAAGCACTGATACTACATTCAACGTACCTCCGCTCAATGGACGAGTACCAGTCGGACAGAATACTGGAGATAGCGACTTTGCCCTGATAGGACAGACTGGCGGTGAGAAGAAGCATCAGCTTAATCTTGAGGAAATGCCGAAGCATAAGCATGGCGACTATATCTCTAACGACCGCAGTGGAAATCCAGATGGGGCAACAGACACAAGCGAAACAGTTATCACTAAGCGAAATTACTTGCGCAGCGGAGAAGCAGATAATGGCGTAGGAGGAACTGTATCTACAGGTTGGGGTTATGGCGTACCTCACAATAACCTCCAGCCATACCTTGTTATCAGATATTACATCAAAGCTAAAAACGACTAAATATGAAGCAGGATAAATCGACATTGAAGGAGTACTTCAAGACAGGCGCATACCCAACGGAGGCGCAGTTTGGCGATGCGATAGACAGCTTCGTGCATAAGGACGACACGATAGAAGCACGCAATATGCCGCAAGAAATATCGGTGTTGCTCAATGGCAAGGAAAACGCATCAAATAAGAAGCTGACAATCAATGAAGCCTCTGACACGGACTACCCAACAAGCGGTGCAGTAGCGAGGTATGTACAACAGCAAATCTCTGCCGTATTCGTGTACAAAGGCAGCGTTGAGAGCTACGAGGACTTGCCAACAGAAGGGCGCAGCGTGGGCGACACATACAACGTTGAGGATGACGGAGTGAATTACGTATGGAATGGCGAAGACTGGGATGCGCTCGGAACATCAATAGACTTGCGTGGATATGCGACAGCACAGGCATTGAGCAGCGGATTGAACACCAAGCAGGACAAGCTGACAGCAGGAGCTAATATCAATATAGACGAGAACAACGTAATCTCGGCAAGCAGCGAAAGCAGCATATTTGACGAGCAAGACGGAACGATAGTGCCAGCGAATGGAACATCTGGACTGAATGTTGCAAACACAAATGACCCAAGCATAAACCCTAACGCTCTTGCTTGCGGACAATACCCACAGAACGCATCAGTAAGCAGCACTTCTGCCGATGAAGCTTATAACGCAGTCTTTCAGGCTGGCAACGGAGCAAGCAGGAATAGCAAATCCAACTCCTTCATTGTCACAAAGAATGGAAACGCTTACTTGGCTGGCGTGGGCGGTTTTGTAGGCACAGAAACGCAGTCGGCTGCCGATTTAGGCTCTAAAACATCGGTGCAAGATGTAATCAACGGCAAGCAGGAAGAATTGACATTTGATAATGCTCCAACAGAGAATAGCGCAAACCCAGTTAAAAGTGGCGGTGTATATTCTGGACTTGCGCAGAAGGAAGAAAAAGCGCAGACACAGACATTTGTTGATGATGCGAGCTTTGCTCTTGCCGACAACACAATCTACACGGCAAGCGAGGAGATAAGCGCACTGGAAATACTTGGCTCGAGCGGGACATCGGTCGTGTCCTTCGACACGGCAACGAGTGGCACAGTTACGATAACACTGCCGCTGAGTATCAAGTTCCCAGAGACACCGACATTCGGAAATAACGAACACTGGGAAGTCGCCGTGCGAAACGGCTACGCAGTGTTCACTAAATACGACTTGGTATGAGACAGGTAGATGAGATATTTAACAGCATGTTGGGTACGAAGTCAGCTCCTGCCATATTATATGCCGTACAAGCCTTTGATGCACTTCAAGAGAATTACAATCCAGAGTTTGTGGCGTTTCTCAACGACTTGCTATATAATGACTCAAACAAGGACAGGTACACGATAGCGGAAGCAGAAGCTGTAACTACATTAACACGAAATTATAATAGTCGTGTGCCAGACATTAACCAATATAATGTGCAAACACTTGACGAGTTGCGCTATTTCAACGGATTGACAAAACTGCCGCATAGAATGAATGCTGGCGTATCGTCTGTGATATACCCAGACAGCATAACTAAGGTAGGTGACCAAGCTTGGTTATCAAGACCTATGTTAAAATACTTCGAGATTGGCAATGCTGTGACAGAGATAAAGGCATATCTATTCCAGACGAGTACTGCTCCTACGACGTATGTATGTCGTACACCAACACCGCCAGCATACGATGCGACAGGCTACTCTACTGCGCAAAGAGCAAAATGTGACTTGTTTGTGCCAGCAGAGAGTATAACACTCTATCAGCAGGCAAGTGTATGGAACGAGTTCAAATCTATCAACGCAATAGACCCAAGCAAGAAGAAACAATCATTATAACACAAGACAACTATGAACAGGAAATTCGGCAAAATTGAGAATAACAGACTCGTCTATGCACCAAGTGTGATAATAGACGGAGAGAAGCAAATTATCTCCAATGATGCGAGTGTGCTTCTAAAATATGGCTACAAACAAATAGTGCGTGAGCCATATCCGCAAGGCGAGATTGTGTACAAAGAACACTACGTTGAGAACGATATCACGATAACAATATCGTGGACTGAGGACTTGGAAGCCACAAGACAAAGTGTGCTTGGCAAGATTGCGGAGTATGACACAAGCGATGCGGTCAACTCGTTCACTTTGGGCGAGGTGGAAACGTGGCTCAATCGTGACGACAGAGTGTGCCTTATGCACTCGTTGGAAGTAAGTCAACTCAAAGGCGAAACGACCTATGGACTATGCGTTGAAGGCGTGGGCGTTGTGACACTGCCGATACTCACAATCAAGGGTATGCTTGACGATATTGAGTACTATGCAATTCAATGTTACAAGCGCACCTTCGAGCATAAGGAAGCCGTGAACGCACTGACTACTTGCACGGAGTTAGTCAGCTACGACTACACGGAGGGCTACCCAGAGAAACTGCACTTTGACATTTGACGTGCAAAATAAGCATGATTAATACTGCTTAATCTGCAAATGATACTTAATTAACTAAATATCAACACACTAAAAGGGGAGGTTTTATGTGGATTTCATTTTTAATCGGAGTTGGCTTGTTCGTGGCTTACGTTGTCGCAGCTGTGTGCTTGTGGGGCGTTCCTGCGAGCCTTAGCCAGACATTTTATCTGCTTGACGGCAAGCCGAAGGGTTACATCTTCACAGCAGCGATGTGGGCGACTTGCTTTCTCGTCGCTCCGCTATGGCTGAGTGTGTCGGAGGATGCGCTCGCTTTCAGTGCGTTTTTCGCCATAGGAGGCTTGATGTTAGTAGGAGCCGCGCCAATGTTCAAGGAGACTGACAGAAGGTGGCACGAGGCGTTCGCTATCGTGTGCGCTGCGTTTGCCTTGCTGTGGCAGTTCCTCAACGGACAATACTGGGAGGCGGTGGCTTTCCTTGTGATATTCTTCGCTTTGGCAAAGGTCACAAAGACAATGAGAGTTTGCCGAACATTTTGGCTTGAAATGGTGGCGTTCGCCAGCACGTTCTTGTCAGTAGCAATGAAAGGGTTGGGAGTATGACAAGAGTGACGGATTTGATTATGGCGATTATTTTAGCGGTATGCTCGTTCTTGTCGCCAGTTAAGGGAGATTTTATGACATTGCTTCTGCTGTTCTGTGGCAACTTCTTCATCGGCTTGCTGACAGCCTTAGTCGTGGAGCGAGGCAATTTCGAGTTCAAGAAGGCGTGGCGTTGCGTTGTCGAGGCTATGGTATTCTTCGGTCTTGTGGCGTTCGTGTTCGCAATCGGACACTATAAGAACGCAGAGGAAATGGCTCTGGAGTGCGTGTCGTTTATAACGTACTCTGTGTTTTATTTCTATACGGTGAATATAATCAAGAATCTGCGGAAGTTCGGCAGACAAAATACTCCGTACACAAAGTGTATGAACGCACTCTATAGCCTTCTGACAGTGGAGTTTGTGAAGAAACTGCCGTTCCTTGCCAAGTACGCAAAAGATGACGATGACGATACAGACCCTACGAATACTAACGATAAACAAAAGGAGGAAGAACATGGAACTGACATTAAGACGAATAGCAAAGAAGCCTAACTACACGATAGGCAAAATGTACGTTGACGGCAAGTATTTCTGCGACACGATTGAAGATACGGACAGAGGGTTGTCATCAACGATGAACGAGGCTGTGATAGTCGCAAAGAAAATCAAGCATAAAACGGCAATACCGATAGGAAAGTACAAGGTAGATATGAATACAGTGTCGCCAAGATTCGGGGCGCAGGCGTTCTATAAGCAAACGTGCAACGGCAAAGTGCCACGCTTGCTGGGCGTTAAGGGCTTCGATGGCGTGTTGATACACTGTGGTAACACTGCGGAAGATTCAAGCGGTTGCATCCTTGTAGGCTACAATACCCTTGTGGGCAAAGTAACAAACAGCCGTGATACATTCGCACGCTTATATGCTAAACTAAAGACAGCTAACGGAGATATATTCCTGACGATACATTAGTAACACAGGGGCAAAGAAAAAGCCCCACGACTTCCTTGTCTGCTGGTTCTCAAGTAACAGATTAAGGACAAAGGTGCTGACACACCACGCCATGGGGCGAATGCCTCGTGAGTAAGTGTGTCAGCACTTATTTTATTGTAACATTTGAGAACCGAGCGCAAAGATATGAAAGTTATCGAGATATTGAGATTCAACAGAGAAATTCTTGAAAGGCTGTCAAAGAACGACATAAAAACAGACGACTGGGCATACGTGGACTTGTACAACGAGTACGAACAGCTGCGGAAAGAAGGCGAGAAAGTAACGTGGATAATCGACATGCTGTCCGAGAAGTACGGATGCTCTGAAAGAACTATACACCGCATTATCAGCCGTTTCAAGGGCGATGTCACGCAGTGACAGCCGAGATAATCCATTTTCCTTCCGTCGGGAAGATGGTCGTGCTACTTTTGTCATTGTTAGCTAACACAGACAACTTTATTATTCACAATCAAAAAACAAAAACAATGGCAGATACAAAAGTATTTTCATTCCCAGAGAACAACGGAGGCAATGACGGACTGTTCGGTGGTGGCTGGCGCAGTGGCGGTCTTGCTTCTGCGCCTTTTTTATAAACTTATAAACAAGAGAATATGAAAGATATGACAATATGGGATAAGCTGCCAGACGAGCAAGTGGCTTATCTTTCCAAGAACGGAAAACACTTCAACAAGAAGCTGTGCGAGTTTGCTGTAAGTAAAATGACAGGCAGAGACGGAGCAAAACAAGCCCCATACGGACGAGAAGATGTCGAGGCAATGCTGC